ATAACGCTGGAGGAGCTGCTGGTGATGGATTAAATATCACTCCATATTTTCCAGGAACAACTTCTATTGGTACACTAGTACCTGCTGACGGTGCATATTATGTAGCCGGCGGTGGTGCTGGTAATACAAACAGTGGACCTTCTGGTAAAGGAGGAGGAAACGCTGGTCAAAACGGAACTTCTGGTGGCGGAGGCGGAGCCTCTTATGGAAGTCCTGGTGGTAACGGAGGAGACGGTGTTGTTGCAATAGCTGAACCTGGAGCCGGACCTGCTAGATCTTCTGGTATGTGGACACTTAAAGCTCAATACACTGCAGCTATTAATAACAACTGGCCAAGCTAATTTTGACATCTTTTATGTAAGATAGTATAACTTTCGCAAAGAAAGTTATGAATTTAGAATACATTTATTGGTGGTTTGACGGAGTTTTACCAGAAAGATGGTGTGATTTTGTTTTACAATCAGGTTTAAAAAATAACAGATCTACAGCATTTATAGGCGACAAGGGTGATAAACACAGTCACTCACAAGAAGAATTACAACAACTTAGAAAAATAAGAAATTCAGATATAGCGTGGTTAGATCAACATTGGATATACAAAGAAATTCATCCTTTTATAGATACAGCTAATGAAAATGCAGGTTGGAATTTTCAATGGGATTGGACTGAAACAGCTCAGTTTACGGAATATAAACCAGGTCAATTTTATGGATGGCATCAAGACTCTTTAAGTCAATCTTATAGAAATAAAGAAAAAGAATACAATGGCAAGATGAGAAAACTTTCTTGTAGTATTTTATTAAATGATTCAAATGAATACGAAGGTGGTGAACTTCAGTTTAAATTGTTAGATGGTAATAAAGCTGATTCAAAAATTATTACAGTAAAAGAATCTTGTAAAAAAGGATCTATTATTGTTTTTCCTTCTTTCAATTGGCATCAAGTTACTCCTGTTACACAAGGCACACGCTACTCATTAGTAATGTGGAATTTAGGAGAACCATGGAAATAATAGATAATTTTTATAACAAAGAACAATTAGAAAATATAAATAATATTATAGAAAGTTCTACGTTTAATAAAACACATCAACCAGTAGAAGCAATAGATAAAAGAGAAGACGCCTATCCTTGTTATGAAACAGAAATATTAAAACCTAATAACTATATCTTTCAAAAATTTGTTAGTTGTTTTAATAAACATAAAAACGTAAATGTTAAAACATTAAAAACATACATTAGAAAAACTTATTTAAATGAGTTAAAAGAATGTAAAGTATATAAACAAGGTTTAAAATCTCATAGAGACAGAAATTGTGATGCTGCAGGCATTGTATATTTAAATACAAATAGTATAGATGATGGCACTATAATATATGAAGGAGAAGACCCTTCTGTTATTATTGGTTCAAAAATAAATAGATGTATTGCTTATAAAAGTAATGTTTGGCATTCGCCAAATTTAAAACAAACTTCAGAGGTAAGAATAATACAACCATTCTTTTTATATTATGATTAAAATAGTAGACAACTTTTTAGATTTTCCAGAAGAATATTACAAACTTTGCAAAGAACTAAAATTTTATAACCAAGAAGATTTTAAAAAAGTAACTGGTCATGAAAATAATTTTCCAGGACTAAGAACTAATTATTTAGATATAGATTATCCTTTTTTATATTATTCTGTATTGGGTTATATTAAAAACAAATTTGAACTTAACTTAGATCCTTATCAAAGAATTGCTGCACATGGACAAATGAGATTTGATAATAGCAAAGATTGGGTACATTCAGATCTAGGAGATACAGTTATAATATATCTATCACCTACTAATGATAAATCTGGAACTGGGATTTATGATGTTGTAGGAGACGATGGTAAAGAATGGATATATAAACAAACAGCTATGGTAAATTTTATACAAAACCGAGGATTGTTTTTTACACATGGTACTAATCACCAAGCTATAAACAACCACGGTACAAACAAAGAAGATGGTAGATTAACTTTAACTTATTTTTTTCAAAGAAAACCATTTTATTATTAAGGAGATTATGAAACAAATAATTAACACTAGAGACAAAAAAATATATTACTTAGCAGGTTTGCCAAGAACAGGAAATACTTTGCTAGGATCAATATTAAATCAAAACCCTAAAATAAAAGTAAGTCCAAATAGTATATTAGTAGAACTAATATGGAGATTACATAGTATTAAAGAAAACAAATTGTTTTTAAATGTGCCAGATCATCAAACTGTTGACCATATTATTAAAAAAACATTTAAACATTACTATGACGGTACAGACGCAGACATTATATTTGATAGAGGTCCTTGGGGAATACCAGCAAACTTAGAACTATTAAAAAAATACTGTGATCCTAATCCTAAATTTTTAATATTAAATAGACCTCTTGTAGAAGTGTTAGCTTCTTTTTTAAAAGTTAAAAAATCTGGAACAGACAAAGATCTTACAGATTCTTTAATGGATCCTAATACAGGAAAACTTAAACAAGACATGGTTTCTTCTAGAAATATAATTAAGTCAAATCTACCTCATTTAAAAATAGAATATAATGACTTAGTTAGTGATACTAAAAAAACAATTGAAGATATATATAAATTTTTTAATATACCTACCTTTGAACATAGATACACTGATTTAGAACAACTATCATATAATAATGTAAAGTATAATGACAGTGTCATGGAATGCAATTTGCATACAATTAGAACAGATAAAATAAAAAAAGAAGAATTAAATTTAGAAGATTATTTTAGTAAAGATACTATAGATAAAATGAAAGGATACGACATCTATGCTTAATTTTCAAAAAAACAAATACAACGTTTTAAAAAATGTTCTTGCACCAGATTACTGTAATTTGTTTGCTGAGTATTTTAGAAACAAAGCTCAAACATATGAGACTATGTTAAAACATACTTTTATCTCAGAGTTTCATAATGAGTTTGGAACAAAGTTTGATCGACAAGTGCCAGGAGCTTATTCTTGTTATGGTGATATAATGATGGAAATGCTTTTAGTTAACATGCATGATCTTATGGAAAAAAACACTGGATTAAGATTACAACCAAATTATTCTTATGCAAGAATATATAAAAAAGGACATGTCTTAGAAAGACATAAAGATAGGTTGTCTTGTGAAGTATCAACTACTTTAAATTTAGGTGGTGATCAATGGCCGATATATTTAGAGCCGTCGGGAAGAGAAAACATGCAAGGACTTAGGGTTGATTTAAATCCAGGGGATATGCTTATATATAGAGGCATGGATTTAGAACACTGGAGAGAACCTTTTCACGGTAATGAATGTGTTCAAGTTTTTCTACACTACAATGATGTTAATAATCCTAATGCAACTCCTTATGATGGTAGACCTCATTTAGGTTTACCTTCGTGGTTTAAAAAAAGAGATGATTAAAAAAATAGATAATTTTTTACCTGACATGTTTTATGGAAGACTAAAAGAAACTTTAAGCGAAGGGCCAAACTTTCCTTGGTTTTGGAATGATAAAACTGCCAGTGATGCAGGAGGCTATGCACTAGATAATAATTTTATGTTTAATCATGTTTTGTATGCAAACCCCGACGGGTTTAAATCACATTACTTTGAAACATTCTTTCCTTTTTTATATTTTTTAAGCAACCATACGGTCCTTAAAAAATTAATTAGAATGAAATTAAATTTATATACTAATCAAAATAAAAAAATTTTACATGCAAAACATACAGATTTTGAAGACTCTAATGGAAAACCTTATGATAAGTTTACAACTACAATATTTAATTTTACTACTTGTAATGGTGGTACTATTATTAATGACAAAGAATATTTATCAAAAGCTAACCAAGCTTTAATTTTTAATAATCAAATAGAGCACCAAGGTTTTACTCAAACAGATACTCCAATAAGAATAGTTTTAAATATAGTTACTTCTAATGATTGATGATTTTAAATTGTTTCCAGTATTGGTAAAAAGAGTTAACAATTTTTTATCTGTAGATGAATGTAGTACAATTCAAAAAGAATTGTTAAATAGGGAAGGTCTTTTAAAAGACCACGAGTTATTGTCAGGTAAATCAAAATCAAGTCATTTAATAGATAATATATTAAATATAATATCTATTAATCTAAACGATAGAATTAAAGATATTACTTTGTCTTATAAAAAAGATGTTGGTTTTAAAATGGATAATGTAATATTTCATTCATGGTTTAATATACAAAAGAAAGGAACAGCGTTAAAAGAACATACTCATCCTAACTCTGTTCTTTCAGGAGCTTTATACATTAATGTTGATCAAGATAGTAATGAGCTATATTTTCATAATCCTAATCAATTTATGAGTTATTGTGATATAGAAAAACCTAGCGAATGCTCGTATCAATGGTTTTATTTTAAACCAGAACTAGGGTCTTTAATTATATTTCCTAGTTGGTTGAAACACGGATCAAACGAAACAAAAAATAACACAGAAAATAGAACAGTAATAAGTTTTAATGTAAGATGACAGACACAATATTAACATACTTTCCACAGGCTTTTTATGTAGCTGAAAATTTGTTAAAGCCAGATTATTTAAAAGAGCTTCAAAACAGGGCTTATTCTATAAAAGATAATAATCCCAGTGGGGGCAATAATTGGGTATTAAGACCATATAATACTTTAGATACATATGACTTAAACAAAGACCCTATTTTTAGTACTCTTTTAAATAAGATAGAAGAAAAGACTTTTGCATTTAATAAAGAACATAACTCTGATTACCGTTACAAAATTAAAGAATCTTGGTTAAATGTATATGATAAAAATGACGAACAAGAATATCATTGTCATGCGGGACATACTTACAGCGCTGTTTTTTTTCTTAAATCAAGTAAGGACTGTGCAAAAATTATTTTTGAAAACCCAACAGAGCCTGATATGATGCCTTTAAAAAATTTAAAAGAATTAAATGGTCTAAGTTTTAAACGATGTCATTTTAACCCTATAGAAAATAGCCTGTTAATTTTTCGATCTTATATGAGACATATGGTAGAAAAACAGCAAACAGATTATGAGAGAATTAGCGTGGCGGTCAACCTATAAATATGGTATATGAAGACTTATTATGTTACAGAAACTAGGATTTTTACCAGGATTTAATAAACAAGTTACCTCTACCGGAGCTGAATCACAGTGGACGGAAGGAGAAAATGTACGTTTTAGATATGGTACACCTGAAAAAATAGGTGGTTGGAATCAATTAGGTGACACAAAATTGACTGGTGCAGCCAGAGGATTGCACCATATGGTAAACAGAACAGGTATTAAATACTCTTTAATTGGAACTAACAGAATTTTATATGTATATACCGGAGGTGTATACTACGATATACATCCTTTAAAAAATCCATTAGGCACAGCTATTACAAATTGTTTTAGTACAACTAATGGACAACCAGATGTTACTATTACTTTTCCTTCAGCTCATGGTTTTTTAGAAGGAGACATTATTTTATTTGGAGACACTAGTACTTTTACTTCAATTACTGGATCTAATTTTAGCGCTGCAGATTTTTGTGATAAAAAATTTATGGTGACATCAGCACCCACTGGAAGCACAATAACTATTACAATGCCTAGTAATGAAGGAGGAGCAGGCGCAACTACTTCTGGAGGCATAACTTATTTTCAATACTACCATGTAGGACCACCAGACCAAGTAGGAGTTTTTGGTTATGGTATTTCTCAATGGGGTGGAACTGTATCAAGTCCTCAGACTACAACATTAAATGGAGCATTAAATGCTGACTCTGCTGGAACAGGTGGAACTGGAACTACAATTAATGTAGCAAGCACGGCTAACTTTCCATCTACAGGAACAAATTTTATACAAGTAGACAATGAAGAAATATCTTACACAGGACTTACAGCTACAAGTTTTACTGGGATAACTAGAAATGTTAGGGGAACTGCAAATGCTTCACACAGTAATGGAGCTACTGTTACAGATTTTAGTAGTTACGCAGCCTGGGGCCAAGCATCAAAGTCTACAGATAAAGTTGCAGAACCTGGAATGTGGTCTATAGATAATTTAGGAAGTACAGCAATTGCATTAATATTTAATGGTGAATGTTTTGAATGGAATGCAGATTTAACAAACGCTGTAACTACAAGAGCAACTATTATATCTGGTGCGCCAACCGCATCTAGAGATATGTTAGTATCTACTCCTGATCGTCACTTAGTATTTTTTGGAACAGAAACAACTATTGGTGATAAAACAACACAAGATGATATGTTTATAAGATTTTCGTCCCAAGAAAATATAAATGAGTATACACCAACAGCTGAAAATAGTGCTGGTACACAAAGACTGGCTGCCGGATCACGGATCATTGGAGCTAAACTTGGTAGAAATGCAATTTATGTTTGGAGTGATACATCTTTATTTACTATGAGATTTGTTGGAACTCCTTTTACATTTGCTTACGAACAAGTTGGAACTAACTGTGGATTAATTGGTAAGAACGCAGCTGTTGAAGTTGATGGTGCTGCTTATTGGATGTCTGATAATGGTTTCTTTAGATACACAGGTAAACTAGAGTCTATGGATTGTTTGGTTGAGGATTATGTTTATAATGATCTTAACACAACATCTAATCAAATGGTTTATTGTGGGATTAATAACTTGTTTGGAGAGGTTACATGGTTTTACCCAACTTTCGATTCAAATGTTAATACAAGATCGGTTACATATAGTTATCTAGATTCAACAGCAAAACGTCCAATATGGTTTACTAATGCAAGTTCTTTATACACTAGAACTGCGTGGCAAGATTCTGCTGTATTTGGATTACCTCATGCAACACAATACGATGCAGGCACAAATACATCTTTTGATGTAACAGGAAACACAGAAGGAATTACATATTATTATGAACATGAAACAGGAGTTAATCAAATAAGAGGAGGAGTAACAACAGCTATTCCTTCTAACATTACATCTGGTGATTATGATATTACACAAAAAGTTGTAAGAGGGTCCGCAACTAATATGGCTGATCTTAGAGGTGATGGTGAAAGTATTATGAGAGTTAGTAGAATTATACCTGATTTTATTACTCAATCAGGAAATGCTGTCATACAATTAGATCTTAGAAATTACCCTAATGAAACAGCGAACAGTTCATCACTTGGACCATTTACTGTAGCACCTACGACAACAAAAGTAGATACAAGAGCTAGAGCTAGATCAATTGCTCTTACTATATCCAACACAGCAGTAGATAGTAGTTGGAAATTAGGTACATTTAGATTGGATATTCAAGCAGGAGGAAGAAGATAGTGGCAAAAATAGTACAATCATTAACCAGAGCAAGCTCAGAGTATGAAGAAGACGTAGCACAGTCTTTGGTTAGAGATTTAGATGCAGTGTTAGAGAAACTTAACACTACATTTCAAGAAGAATTAAAACAGGAGATAGAAGCTAGAAGTTTCTTTTTAGATTAATGGCAGTAGTAAACCAATATAAATTTGCAGGTATAGATAACAGTACAAGTGGTGCTGCTCTTACACCATTAGGATCTGGTATTCCTGCAGTCAATGAAACTATAGTTATTAAATCTATACTTGTTACATCTGCTGGTACACCTACAGTGACAATTGCAAACAACAGTATTACAGCTATTAAATCTGCACAGTTAACAGCAAACACAACAACAGAATTATTAACACAGCCGTTAATAGTAGAAGGTGGTAAATCCTTTACAGTACAAGCAAGCACGTCAGACTCGTTTGATGTAGCTATTAGCTATCTAAACATTAAAAAAGAGGTAACAACATAATGAAAATATATGACGCTAAAGTAGAAGAAACTTATAGACACAAAGAAACTGGAGAGGTTTTTAAGACAAGAAAAGACTGGGAAATTAAAGGGTACAAAGCAGAAGAGATGGCACAAGACGTAAAAGTTATCATGCCACCTCTTGATTTGTTTGCAAAAACAAAGTAAAAGGAGATATTATGGACGAAAAAATTTCAATGACAGAGTCAATAGAAGCTGGAGCACCAGACATTAAATATAACCAAGGTGATATTAGAATGGGTGGTCGTGAACCAAGAGATCAAGGCAAAGAAATTGCGGCAGAAATATGGTCACAAATGGAACCAGAACAAAAAGTTCAGTTTCAAAGTTTTGAAGCTTTTTTTATGAGTGGTATTTGGAAACAAATTTTACAACAGTTGCAACAAGATCAATCAGGAATCCAATCTCAAGCTCCAGAAATGAGTATGAGCGAGAATGTTAACATGCAGGAACAAATGCCTGGTGGCGGAATAGCTGATGTTGACATGAGAGAAAAAGTTGCAATGGCAGCCAACGGTGGTTTGATGGGTCTCTATAACAGAGGGATGTAGTCATGCCAGCATATGATAACTATGGTTATAGTAGCGCAAAAGATTTTAACGAAGGAAACAAATCTAAATCAACTGATCCTAATGTAAACAGAGATTCTACATTTGAAACATATAGAGGTGGCAAAAACATTGGTGTTGATAATACTTTAAAACAAAAATACGGAACAACTAAACAAAAGCAAGAAGCTCAAAAAGCTTTAGCTAAAAATCAATATTATAGCACAAGTCCTAATCAAACTACATTTCAAAAATTTAATACATACAATACAAATTTTCAAAGAAAAAAAAACATAGAGCTAGCACAGAAAAGAGCTTTTCAAAAATATAAAGATTTAGAAAAATATGTTCATGGAGATATGGACATGGACTATGATTTTACACAAGATATATATGGTAATAAAGTACCCAAAGGATTAGAATTTTTAACAAGTAATAAAGGTACATCAATAGAATCAAGAAGAAAAAATTTATATGATGTTAATTCACCAATACCAGGAAAATTTAGTTTTTTAAATTCAGCTTTTGATAAAATCAGACCTGACACTCAAATATCATTAGAAAATACTTTAAACAAAGCTAGAGCTTATAATAAACTTGCAGTGGACCCAACTATTTCAAAAGAAAAATTAGATGCTTTAAAAAATTTAGGAAGAACTGAAGATCAAATTAAATTTATAGAAGGTGGCGGAGGCGGAGGAGGTGGTAGCCAAGCATATTTACCTTACATACCATCACCAGAAGAAGAAGATGCTACAGAAGAAACAACATTTGATTATAGATTTGGTACAGGACAAAATGTTGGAGCAGATGTTTTAAGAGGATATGTAGCTAACGGTGGTAGAATTACTAGAGCAGGTGGCGGCATCATGAATGCTGTACCAAGACAAGGATATTTTTTAGGTAAGATAGTTAAAAGTGTTGGTAAAGCTGTAGGTAGTGTAGCTGATGCAGCAGGAAAAGTTTTAAAAAGTGATGTTGGTAAGATGGCATTACTAGCAGGTGGAGCTTATATGTTAGGCGGAGCAAAATTTATGGGTGGTGACGGAATATTTAAAGCTGGTCAAGGTTTAAGTCGTTTTGGTAATATAGGTAAAAAATTATTGTTGAAAGATGGAATGAATTTTGGAGATAAAGGAGCTTTAAGTATGGGTAAAATACTAGGTTTATCAGCAGTATTACCTTTTATACCAGGCATCAACAAGGCACCAGAAAACGAAAACATTGGTATGATGGATAGAGGTGGTGGATTAATTGATCCACTAACAGGAGAAGAAGGAACACCAGCTAGTATGAGAGCTAACATAGAAAATGCTAAGATAGAAGCAGGTGGAGATCCTATTAAATTAGCAGCATTAAACCAAAAATATAACAACATGTTATTTACTAATTTACCTTATGAAAACTATGGTTTGTATGCTAACGGTGGAAGAATAGCGAGAGCTGAAGGTGGACTTATGAACCTTGGTGGTATGGAAAAAGATTATAGAGCTGAAGGTGGATTTGTACCAATAGGCAAAGAAGAAAAAGCTGATGACGTACCTGCAAGACTAAGTGTAAATGAATTTGTATTTACAGCTGATGCTGTTAGAAATGCTGGCGGTGGAGACATAGATAAAGGTGCAAAAGTT